GCCGTATTCAAGAAAAATCAAAAACCGTTTCCTGAGAGGTGACTGGCAGCCTCCAGTTTATTCACAATTTCCTCTTCGCTGGCCAATGTCTTCTTGAGATAATCGATGTTGTAGCGATGAGCTTCAATCTCATCGAAGAAGTAGTTGTACCAGTCTGGAATCTTTTCCAAGTCCTGGCCTTCCTCGTCTTTGTAATCAAACTTGGTAGCGAAGACAGTCTTGCCGTGAACAAGCTGCACACGATACTTGCTGGTCATCAGTCCGAGGGAGACATAGACGATGGCGCCCTGTTTGCAACCTTCGTCATTCAAAAGCTCTTTGTAAATCATTTTCTTAATTCTGTATTAGTTAATAATTTGTTGTTCGAGTACATCTGCCACTGTCCGAGGCAGTCCTGAGAGTAGAAGAGGTCTTCAATACGGCCGAAACGCTTGACATTGTAGCCGATGTCGTAGATGGTGGCATGGGTCTTGCCCGGAGCAGTGCGGATAGCACGGCCGACCATCTGGTAGTAGCTGTTGAGCGAAAAGGTGGTATTACGGAGAATCACATTGCTGGTGGCCGGGTCATCGAAGCCTATCTCAAGCACCTTCTTGTTGAAGAGGATGCGGATGTCGCCGTTGCGGTAGTCATCAATGATTCTCTCACGGTTCAACTTGGTGGTCTTGGCGCTGAGGGATGCTACCTTCATGCCGGCGTTAAGATACCAGTTGGCCATGATGTCGGCCTCCTTCACTGTCTTGGTAAAGACAATTGCCTTCTCACCTCTGTCCCAGATGCTACGGATGATGCGGTCGGTCATGGCTGAGTCACGCTCCTTGCCGAAGTGACAGCGGGGGTATTCGCAGCGGGCAAGATAGCCTCTGTCCACGAGCTCTCCGACCTGACAGCAGTAGATAACCTCGTTGAAGTAGGCTCCCGGGCCAACGAGCGAGACAAGTTTTGCCGAAGTCAGCACTCTTTTGCGCTCTACTGGGTCGTAGCGGGTCTCTTCCATCAGGCGGAATGGCGTGGCGGTAAGTCCGATGACCTGACTGCCTTCGGGCATATTGGAGAGGAAATCCTGATACATGGTCTCTGTCGCTTTGTCATCACCATCACCGACCTTGTGTGCCTCATCGATGAAGATGCGGTGGTAGTCCTGAAAGAGCTTAGGGTGCTTTACAATGCTGCCAATGGTGGCAAATGTCACCGTGGAGCGGTCTTTGCGGTTCACTGAGGCTGAGAACATGGCAGCACCAGTGTGGGGGCATTCTGTGCGGAACTTGTTGTAGTTCTGCTCGAGAATCTCCTTTGTCGGGCATAGGACGAGGACGTTGCCGCCCACCTTCTCGGCCGCGTATGCTATCACGTATGACTTGCCGGCACCAGTGGGCAGCACTACGAGACCGAGTGTCTTCCCCTCATTGAAGAAGTTCAGAATCCCGCTAACAGCGTTTTCTTGATAGTATCTGAGTTGTATCATAATGTGATGTTGTTTTGCTTGCAAATGTAGAAAAAGGTTGAAATGTCGATGTTGTGTGAGGTCTTCAGAAGATTGTCGAACTTCCTGTCAGTCTCCTTGCGTGTATATTTCGGATATTGGGCGGATATTATGTGGTACGCCTCACGTCCCGCCTCCCCAAGAGAGGAGAGGCTCATTCCGATGCGCACCCAGTCGCCGTAACATTGGGTGAGGTCTACGTGTCTTTGGGCGATCTTGCCGCAAAGGGTGTACACGTCCCCAACTGTGTCCCGCTGCTTTGGTTGCTGAGTGGGCGGCAAAGTTGGCGGCGGGGATGCCGTCCATGGGGTGTCCTTGGGTATTGTCGGCAATGGGTGATACTCCACCGCTGCTTCGTGGATGAGCGGACGGCCATAGCTGATAAATCTGAGCCGGGTCACATCCTTGCATTGCGGGTCGGGATTTATGCGCAGCACGTCGAAATATTCCTTTGAGAGGTCGGCATAAGCTTTGGCGTAGTCTGTGTTAGACGGAAGACGGTGGACGCAGAAGATTCCCCTCCCCGATACTGACAGGTCAGCATAAAGGAGTGAGGCGAAAAGATGCCTCGCCCCCGGCTCATGCGGGTCTTCCGCAATCTCGGCAATATACCGTAGCAGGTCGGGGTAGTCGTACCATGGAGAGTCCCCGTCGTCAACGTCTATGCAGATGAGGTTCGACGGAGTGGTCAGCATCGAAGCCTTACGATGTGGGGAAAATACACCCGCAAGGGTAGCGCAGGGCAGTCCCGCCTTGGCAGCTCTCCGTGCGTCCTTATCCGTCGTCGCCCTTATTCGGTCTATCGTCGTGCGGCATTGATCAGCGAGAGAGAGGAATCCCTCGAGCGTCATGGGTCTCCCTGTGTTGTCCTTCACGCCGTCGTACACCGATACCATGATTGTTGAGAATATATCCGCCATATTTTAACATTTTGTTACAAAGTGTGGACTGTGGACTCCACACTTTTTCAAAATACTGATGAATTTTTTTTTAAGCGTACCTCTTTATATTTTATTTATATAATATGTGTTTGAGTTTTTTTTATCTCCATTCCTAAAAAGTGTGGACTCCACAGTCCACAGTCCACACAAGGCTTAATTTTTTATGACTGTGGTTCCATATTTCCGAAGGACTCTGTAAATGTGGCTTGTTGAGTTAAATCCAAGTATTTCAGCCAATTGCCTTATAGACGTCCCGTCTTCTTTTGCCTTGTTATATGCTTCGATGATGCGCTTTTCTGTGTCTGTGAACTGTGGACTAACGGGTGTGGACTGTGGACTTCCTTGGTGTGGACTGTGGACTAAAGGGTGTGGACTTCCATTTTGTCCACACTTTGTTAACAGATTTAGCACCTTCAAGGCCGTTGCCTTGAAATATTCCATGCACCTGATAGAATAGTCCATTTCTTGGATTCCGATCACGCCGCTGTCGATGTTGTCCGAAAGAAAGTGCGAGATTAGGGCCCATCGTGCGCACTGGATTTCCATTTTGGAAAATACCGCCGCCTGATACTGCTGGCGAATGTCGTTCTCATCGAGAGTATTTGAGACGCTGCGCATTTGGTTGCACCAATTGATGTACAGATCCAAGGCATCGTCGGTCATCTGCAATGGTGCCAGCCTTTCCTGCATTTTGTTGATGCGGCCGAGGATGAAGCTGCTCCACCAATTTTCCGCATCGTGATTGGTTCGCTTCTTTTCTTTCATCGGGATTGTCGTGTTGTCGGGATAGACGAAAAGCCAACGGGGATTAAAGCCGTTGATGAGCATCCCTTCCCTTGCGAAGGTTAACTTAATCGCACCCGTCTGAATCGTACCCGTTATGGAGAGGACGGGATTGTCAATGGATATTATCCCGTCTCCCTTGCGGGAGACGATATAGTGACGGTTGTCGAAGAGCGTCATCAAATCTTCCATTTCCGAGTTTGCGTTGTACCGTCCAAACTGCTTGAAGAGTGATGGCAACTCATCCCAGCAAATGAGGAAAGAGTGGGGCGACTGGTCAATGGCTCCGAGAATCTTGTTCCTTTCTTCAGGTGTTGAGTCCATTCCGATAATTGCCATCTGCTGGGGTTCTTCGATGAAGTCTATTTTGTCACCCGCCGGCCTGTTCTTGTTCTCAGCCTTGATGTGCTTATTTTCTGCCCTCACCCGATGGAGGTCTTCCTTGTGTGCGTCCTCCAGCTCCCTGTTTATCTTAAAAAGCGGATGGGTGCATTTCGTGAGCGGCGTCGACTTGTTGATGCCAGAGCGTCCCACGAGGGCGACGAATAGATTAGGGTAGTTGGTATATTGCCCATCCGTGATCCTCGCCCTCTTCCCCATTGCCACGCCCACGGTTAAGACCATGGAAGCCACGACGTATTCCTGCGGGCAGGAATATAGGTCAGTTACGTACTCACAGAAGTGCCTTGCGCTCTGCGAGAATATGTCGTAAGGTAATTTTGTAGTCTCCATTTTTTTTTTTTTGATTAGGCCCCAAGCCCGGTTGCACTCCGGGTACACTGCTGCTGCCAAGGGGATATTTGTGTGAGGGCTGTGCCTTTCGCTCCGCTTCACTTCTTCTGCTGTCATACATCTGTGATTAGGAGCGCATTCACGTTTACCTCTTAATTTTGTTGCCAAACTTTCAAATATCCCTCCGCTCTTTACACTAATCGGCCTGCGGCATGCCATGAGAGACCTTATCGGTACGTTCTTCAAGGATTACTCCTTATCCATCTTGTCGGCGAGTTCGCTCCACTCTTCGGGACTCAATGCCGTCCACACATTCAGCGCAAGAGCGCCTATAACAAACAGAGTCATCATAGTCAATCCTCCATTTCTCCTTTTGAGTTCGTCCGGATCTTCTTGCTGACTTCCTTACCGCTCTGATAAGCGTAGCGGATGAAGGAAATCAGGCAGACGAGTCCGAATATAGCCAACAGTGAGCCTATCACGATGGCAATGATTAGTAATGCGTTCATCCTTTCAAATTTTGAATGACCTCATTGAGAGAGTATCGATACGAATGCCCGACCTTAATCCGTGGAAGGGACTCTCCCTTGTGGTATACCCAGGAGGGAGAAACTCCGAGTCGCCCGGCAAGTTGTTCCGCATCAAGGATGCAGTCCTTAGAGTAATCTCTCGGCATCAGCTTCATAAGCTCTTCGGCGATAAGGTGGGCATCGTATCGGTTCATTTTCTTCTCAATTTGGTGACGTAAATAATGTTGTTCTTCCAGTCTACACGGGTCAGAAATCTCATTTCCTCGAGTTTGCCGAGGTCTGAGCAGATTACCTGCGCCGACTTGCACTCCTTGGGGTCTTTGAGGTGGAATGGTTTTGTTACGTTCCACCGCATTGCCCGTAGAGCATCTCTAGTAACTTTGTCTGCCATTGTGTACATTTTTCTGTTAAATTTCTTGGGCTTTTAGAGAATTTCCTCTATATTTGTATCGGTATTAACATCAAGAGGAACAAGTTGGGTGGAGGTTCAACCTTCGCCCCTCTTCTCTTTTGCCTTTAAAAGTTTAATTGTTTAATTTTTACATTGCAAAGATAGAAAATATTAAGTAACAATCCAAGCGTTTCGCAGAATATTTTAAGTGAAATTTCTGTTTTAGGTGATATAGAACATAAAATAAGACTTATAGAACATCAAAAGACATGGAAGAAACGGTAAAAGATAGAATTTTGGCTTACATGAAGGCAAAGTCCCTAAGCCAAAACAGATTTGAGGAAGCCATCGATATGTCTCATGGCTACATCAACAACCTTAAGTCCTCACCAACAGCAAAGGTATTGCAGAAGATATTCTATACCTTTCCCGACCTCAATCAGTCATGGCTGCTTACAGGTAATGGCACGATGCTGAACACTGAAGAACGCAAGCTGGGTGGCATTCCGCTTGTCCCGCAAGATGCGATGGGCGGCGCCCTTGCCGGACAAGATAACCAATGGATGCCATACAACTGCGAGTGGTATGTCATTCCGGCTTTCATCGGTGCTGACTTCCTTATGACGGTTCAGGGTGACAGCATGATGCCGGATTATCTTCCCGGTGATCTTGTCGCCTGCCGCCGTGTCCCTCTTGACCGCCTGTGGTTCCAGTGGGGTAAAATCTACATCATCGATACCGATCAAGGGCCGTTGATCAAAAAGATTATGCCATCAGATAAGGAAGGCTACATCAAGATTGTTTCAGCCAACCCCAACTATCCGCCATTTGACTTGGAGACAACGGAAATTCACGGAGTCGCTCTCGTTGACGGACTAATCAGAAAATAAACTTACACAATATGGAAGCAACGATATTATTCAACTGGGCATGCCTTATAGGCTTCGTCCTTACAGTGATTTACTTTGTCAAGTTCCTTCACCTATGCAGGAACGTCGCACAGATGCAGCAGGATATGAGCGAGCACCTTCAGAACATTGAGGAATCCCTCAAGAAACTGACCGAATCCTTTACCAAGGAAGAAGAAAACAAGCCTAACTAATTGATAGTCAGGAACGTTTTCGAGCCCCATGCGGGTCACGGTTCAAACCGCAGAAAACGATTCCTATTGCGTTGGTTACCAATGTGATAGGATTTTTCGTTTTGGTAAAGCAATCTCTTTAGTACTGCTTAATCTTGCAAGTTATTGCACGCTTTTGCAGAATATTTGTTACCAATCATTTACCCGATATTCTAAAAATCATTTACCCAATGAGACCTCCCAAAGTAGCGGTAATCTTCGACCGCAAACACGTCACCCCGAAAAAAGAAGGCACGTTCGAGATACGCATCACCTTCAATAACAAGGCCTACTACCTTTCCACTGGCGTCCGTGTCAAGCGTCAGAGTTCAATCTCCGTGGCAGACAGCAAGAGGATTGCATCAATGCAGACTAACATCACCAACCGAATCAGTGACTGTCTCCTTGCCGGCACTCCCATTGACATCAACGAGCTCCGCAAGGTGGCCTTCAGCGGCGGCAACCCGACGGACTTCCTCGACTTCTTCAATGACCGCATCAGCGCCCGTGTTATGAAGGATGGCACCCGTAAGCATTATAACACCACAATGACAGCCCTTACCGAGTTCGGCCGTATACGTTGTTTTGCCGACGTGACTCCTGAGAATGTCTCGGCCTTTGACGGGTGGCTACACCAGCGCCTTCCCCACGATACTGGCATCTACAATTATCACAAATGCCTTAGGGCCATCCTCAACGATGCTGTCCTCTTCAACAAGATTTCCACCAATCCTTACTCCCGCCTTCGCTTTAATCGTGGAGAGAAACAGACCATCGATTATCTAACAGAAGACGAGTTCAGGCGCCTTCGTGAAGTCTCCTTACCCACACCCACCTTGGAGCACGCCCGCGACCTCTTTGTGTTCCAAACCTACACGGCCTTGTCTTATGCTGACCTATGTACCTTCGACATCTCCCAGTACCGTCATGAGAACGGCCATTACTATAAGGTTGACAGCACCCGCAGCAAGTCGGGCCGTAAATATGTCACCCTCCTGCTGGCTCCCGCTGTTGCCATCGGCGAGAAATACCAGTGGCAGCTGCCCATCATGAGCAATCAGGATTACAATCGAGCCCTCAAGCTTGTGGCTGCTGCTGCCAATATCAACCACAACCTTCATTCCCACATGGCCCGCAGCACCTTTGCCACCTTGGCGCTCTCTCATGGGGCGAAGATACAGAATGTCAGCAAGATGCTCGGCCATGCCAATGTCACTATGACCATGCGGCGCTACGCCAGCATCCTTGAGCAAGACGTCATTGCAGACTTTGAGCGTCTTGATGGTCTGATAGACTGATTCTTTTCCACTTAATTCCCAATTAGCGGCTAATGATGTGATTTTCGCATTGTTAGCCGCTATTTTTTTTGCCATTTTTAACCCTCTATCTCAAATAAATTGTTTAAATTTACAGCCGTGTAACTAAGGGCTTATTTTATGGTAGACAGTAACAGATGCACCTATCGTATTGAGGTGCGAGTCCCGCAGTGGCTGGGGCAGATACTTGAACAGATTGTTGCCAATGGCAGGTATCGGAGCACGTATGAGCTCACGCAATCCGTGCTCTATTGCCTCGCCGTGGCATACCAAAACGCACGTGGCGGAGAGCTGCAGAACGTCCCTATCGCCGTCGAAATCAGCGAGATGTTCGAATCCTTAGAGGATGAGGGGTATCGTAAGACCTTCGAAGACGACATCCGCAAGCGACGTGCATGAACAGGAAGATTGAATATAGAAAGCTGATTTCCACCGCCCGCTGGCACCGCATGAGTGCCACCTACAAGGTGCTCCATCCCTTCTGTGAGGAATGCCTCAAGCGAGGTCTATACGTACCGGCCGCCGAGGTGCATCACAAGCACCCGGTCGAGCGAGGCCATAGCCCAAAAGAGATGGAGCAGCTTTGCTTTTCCCAATCAAACCTTGAATCGGTGTGCGCCTCCTGCCATAAGGAGTTACACCGTCGCCTTCACTCCCACCTCTCCAAGGAAGAGCAGCGGGAGATCGTCACCACCGATGTCCGTGATTACTTAAAGAAGAAGTTTGGCCTGTATGAAAATAGAGAAGTTTGACAAATGGAAGAAGCACACCGTCGACGAGTATGCGCAGCTCATCCGTGACGAGATGGAGGCCAACGGCCTTCACCCCGAGCGTCATGAGCAAAGTGTTATGGAGTGTGCTGCCATCATGGTGAGAATCCGCAAAGACGAAGAGTATATCGAGAAGGAAGGTTTTCTTGTCATGGTTCCTACCCCGCGAGGTCAGGCAGCTATCAAGAATCCTGCCATCATGATGCTCAATTATGACGAGCAGCGCTTCGCAGCCCTTGCAGCCCGACTTGGCATCTTGGTCAATATGGGTGGCCGTCCTAATGATGACAGCACAAAGATGGAAGATAACAGCAACGACAAGCTAGCCTCTTTTATTGGCAAGATAAACCGGGTAGGATGACAGAGGACGAGAAAGAGCGTGACAGGCAATGCAAGGTAGACGTAACATCCCGCCTTAATTGCATTGACCTCAAGAGGTATAAGTTGGGCAGCATAGACAGGAGGCTCACTACTTATGCCAAGAGCGTTATTTCCCACCCCGAAGGCCACAATCTTTATGAGCAACTGGCCTTGCTCCGTTTCTTCAAGCTCATGGGTAAGTATGAGATGCGGGCCAAGGAAGTGAAGAAGTTCATCGCCTTTTATGAGTCCCTCCCCTTTAGTGGCGTGAACGGTCGCCAGTGCTACAAGCTCACGCCCGTCCAGGTCTTTCAGTTTACCAACATCATGGGATTTTACCGTGATGCCACCCACCGTCTGTGTCATGACGCCCTGCTCTTTGTTCCCCGTAAGTTTTCCAAGACCACATCCGTTGCCTCCCTTGCCATCTATGACTTCCTGTTTGGCGACCACAACGCCCAGGCCTTCACCACTGCCAACTCCTTTGCCCAGGCCCAGATTTGCTTCAAAGAGATTAAATCCATTCTAGAAGCCATTGACCCAAGCCTCTCTCACTTCCGCTTGAATCGTGAGATTGTGAAGTGGCGTGACAACTCCTTCCGTGAGTCATCCATCCAATGCCTCGCTTCCAATGCCGACCGTCTCGACGGTCTTAATGCCTCCATGGTAATCAGTGACGAGTACGCCAATGCAGACTCTTCAGATGTTCGTGAGAAGCTCATCACGTCCATGGGTATGCGTGAGAATCCTCTTGTTGTCACCATTACTACTGCCAGCAGCAAAGTAAACACCCCCTTTTTCGATATGCTGGAGCTCTACAAGAGGATCCTTCGGGGCGAACTAGAGCAAGACTCCATCTTTGCCCATATCTTCCAGCCCGACGTCGATGACCAGGAGGGCGACCCGCACACGTGGGCCAAAGTTCAACCCCACTTGGGCATCACCGTGAAGAAGGAGTATTACCAGGAGCGCTGGACAGCAGCGCAGACCAGTATCGACGATATGCGTGGCTTCCGCAACTTGCAGCTCAACGTCTTCGACACCGAGGGTGCGGCCTCATGGATCACCGGCAAGGAGATACGTGAGCACAGTCAGAAGGTTGACATCACCAAGTTGGTGGGCAATCCCGACTGCGAGATTGCTGTTGACCTCTCTGTCCGTGACGATTTTTCCGCTGTGTCCTACTACATCTACCTTGGTGAGGACAGCAGCTGTATCTATACCGATTACTACATCCCCGCCGAAACCGTCGAGAATCACCGCAACAGCAACCTCTATAAGCGATGGGTGGCAGCAGGCTACCTCCATGTCTGCGGGCAGAAGACTATTGACTATGACCAGATAGTCAACGACATCATCAAAAATAGTGACTATCTTACGGTATGGAAGATAGCCTTCGACCCTAACAAGTCGCAGACATTCCAAAACAACCTCAGAACCGTCGTAGGCTCACAATACTTGCAGACGTACAAGCAAACCAATTACTATTTCACGAAGCCGGTTGAGGTCGTGGAAGAGCTAATTTGCAACAACAAAATCTTGTTTGACACCAATCCCATCAACGCCTATTGTTTCGACAATGCAATCTTGGATGTCGACCGCATGGGTAACAAGAAGCCCATGAAGCGCAGCGACAACTTGAAGATAGATGGTTGCATCACCGCCTTGATGGCAGTGGGTGTCAGCATAGAGCAAGAGCGTTCTGCCGTCTAATACCGTCATTTCACCGAAATCATAGAAAAAGTACTTTTTATGAGATTAGGTGAAGCCTTAAGGAATTTCCTCTCTCCACAGCGCAGAGCTCAGGAGATGATTATATCAGGCAGCGAGGTCGGTTCCGGCGCACAGAGCGACGTGACGATTAACGACGAGGTTGCCACCAAGGTGGCAGCAGTCAAGCGCTGCCTTCAAATCAAGTGTGGCACCGTTGCCTCACTTGGTCTTAATCTATTGAAACGTCAGAAAGCCAGTATTGACGACCGCTATTACTTTGAGGAAGATACCAGCGACCTCGCATGGCTGCTGTCCCACCGCCCCAATGACAAGATGAGCGCCTACGATTTCCTCTTCAACATGATTTACTTGAAGGAGATGACCGGCAATTCCTACATCTATCCCTTGTACGAGGGCGGTGAAATCAAGCAGCTCATCTTGCTGTCACCCAACAGTGTCACCGAGGATAAAGAGAACCTTTATCTCGACGTTCACGACACAGTCAACAACATCTATAATTCCCAGTGCCTCCGAAGCGACCTCATCATCATCCGCAATATGTCGATGGATGGTGGCTATACCGGCATTTCTACTCTTCATTTTGCTGCCAACACCATCGGCATCAGCTATAAGACCGACCAGCAACAGAAGAGCATGTTCACGCCCGGCTCCATGCTCCGTGGCTTCATCACTGGTGACAGTGCAGTGCAGCAAGGCTTCGGCCGCTTGCAGGACAAGCAGCTCAAGGATGTCAGCGCGCAGATTCGTACGGCAATCCGCTCCGGCTCATGGCTGAACTATCTGCCCGGAACCATGAAGTATGTGCCCACCGGCATCAGCGCTGCTGACATGCAGTTGCTCGAGTCCAAGAAGTTCACCGTCGCTGAAATCTGCCGGTTCTTCGACGTACCACCCGAGCAAGTTTTTCAGGAGACCTCCACCAATTATAAAGGTTCTGAAAACTCACAGACCGTCTTCATGACCTCGACCCTTATCCCCATGCTCCGCCAAATTGAGAATGAGTTTGAGGATAAACTCATCCCACGCTCCATGGCCAAGAAGTATCGTGTGAGATTCAATCTCGACAACTACTACCAGTCCGACATCACCAGTAAAGCCAACTATTACCAGAAGATGGTGCAGTCGGGTGCTCTCACTCCCAATGAAGTCCGTGAGCAGGAAGGCCGTGCGCCCATTGAGGGTGGTGACGAGGTCTTCATCAGCTGTAACGTCGCTCCCATCACGTCGGCAAAGATTAAGGGCGAGACACAGCCCGCAGTACAGCCGAACGGCCCTCAGGCAGACCCAAACAAGTCGCTTGACGGCAAAAATCAGAATACCAAGTAATTGTAGAATGAGTAAGATAATCAGGTCATACAAGAGCGAGATTCGCGCGACAGCAGACAGCCGTCACATCGAGGGTTATGCGTGCGTATTCTTGCAGCGCTCAGTCCTCATGAGGGACTGGGACAGAGGTGCGGTCTATGAGCAAGTCGAGCCAGGTGCCATCACCGACGCCCTGCTCCGCAGCAATGACGTAGTTGCCAACATCAATCACGATGACGACCGAATGCTGGCTCGCAGTGTCAACGGCGAGGGCTCGCTGAGTCTCTCCATTGACGACCACGGCCTCAAG